GAACATATAATTAATTTGGTTATCCCTCTCACGATTACTGATTTTATTTTTCTTATTCTTCATATGATTTCCATTTTAATTGTTTCGCCTTTTTCACGACATACTGGACAGGTCATAAATAAATTCTTTGAATCAGATACATATTGATAATTACAATTAATACAACCAAATGTCCATGATAGCTTATCTTGTGGTGCGTCCCCATATTCTACATCAGGCTCATCTTTTTTAATGCCAAATATAAACTGAGGGTTTACCAACTCGTCAATCGGTAATAGTATTAAACTAGAACTATTATTATCCCCGCCTTTTATATTACGTTTAGGGTCATGGTAATACTTACGACACATATCTCTAATGATATTAGTCTTAACAAAGAATGCAATGTTTTCATTCTGCTGTTCATCCACTAATACATAAGCCACATACTTAGCTTCTGTCTTGGCGATTCCGCTTGGCTTATCATTGAACGCATATTCAACTGCTATGTTTCCAGTCTGCCATGCTTTATAATCTTTTTTAAACTCTACGGTCTCCAATACCTCTGCCCATTTATTCTCTGACAGCTTACCCTCCATTAGATTAAGGTCAAAACGATAATCCGCTTCTCCATTATCACGCGCCTGTTTGGTAATTGATTTTAATTGTTCCGTATTTAGCGCAACGCTAATGTGTTTCATTGTTCGTATCTAATGGGTTAGTGCTTACGGTATCGGAAGAACCCGATTGTGTTTCTTGGTGTGTTTTTAATTCAACCGTAAACCCGAGGCGCTCTGCCTTGCGGTAGACCCATTCGAGAAAATCTTGTACGTCCTCATCGGTCATGTCGGTTGCTGGCTTGATAAAGAGTTTATTCCAATCCATTAAAACGGTACCTCTTTTAGTTTCTTTTTTAAAGTTGCTACAGGATAGCTTACTCGCATACCACCCTCATTCACAAAATGTTTATAATTGATAGCTACTTTTACATTATATCCATCAATCATATTACCCTCTATAAACGGAAGGTGTATTTTTCCATCACGTTGTTTATCTAATCCTAGTATCTCACAGAACTTAGCGTAACCCCAATTTCTACTTGCCTGAAATTGATAACCCGGCTTTTCCTTGTAGCGAAAAACGCCATTATCCTTAATGGTTACCTTGCCATGTTCCTTGTCTGTGATTGTATACACCGGTTTAAATATGTCCGCAATGAATCCCCCGCACTTCACATCCTTTGTGGTTTCAACGGTGTCAATTATAGCTTCGTATTCTCCCGTAGGAAGTTTAACCGTATCAGCTTTTTCATTTGGTATGTAGTATGCGCTGTCCGACACAGTTACTTATACTTCTTTTTCATTTCAAAGATTCTATCAAGTGATGCTTGTAGGTTATCCATAGTAATTTTACCACTATCAAGTGCCTCGTATACCGACTTCTTATCCTTTGCGTTTAAACCTTCTGAGTCGAGCGCTATCATCTCACGTATATACGCCTTTTCATTAGACTTGGCTGTCTCTTCTACGGCATCTTTAATAGCTACCTGTTTAACGGGCTTACTTTTATCATTTGAACTGATAGGTGTATCATCTACTCCATCCATTACATAATCTACAAATGCTTCTATGCGCCCCAGCTCTGTGGGTTTTAGCTCTTTGCCTGATTTATATAATTCAAGCGCAAAACCATAACGTACCTTACCTCGATTGACCTTATCCCAATCCACGTTATTATCCATGTGTTATCCTTTCCTTAGTTGTCCTTTGATTCCACCACCGCAAGGCTCGTAAAACGAGCAATACTTAGGGTTACACTCCCAATCCTCGACAGGAGACAGCCCTTGTTCAACCGGTGGCAATCCTTCTTTAAATAATTCCTGTACCTTTAACCAGTAGCGCTCTGCTACATCAATATAGTTACGAGGAACTTTTAATTCTTTTACCCGAGAGTTGTTCTTATTATAAAATAGCAAAGCCATTTTATTAATCTTAATATTATTCTCTCTAAAATACAGACCATACGTTCCAAGCTGTATCGCATAATTCTGTGGCGCTTCCTTGCTACCATACCTACCAAAGATAGACTGCCATTTATAATCATTACAGGTCTTTATATCGTATAAGGCATGGTCTTTAAGCACCATTGCATCAATAAAGCTTCTGACATTTAATCGTGGAATCGTAATTTCTTTTTCTATATACACTTCCACATCATTGTTATCTGAATATCTCTGTAATGCGTCTTGCATATCGGTATGCACTAAATCCCCCAAACGAAATAGACGCATTGTATTAGAATCTTTATCTTTTGAGGGTAGCTTCTCTATCTGCGCGTAGTAATGCTTCCTCATACAAAGACCTGCCCCCGAGGCATGATACCAATCATCATTTCCCTCATAACGAGATGCAAAGTTCTCATCTTTTAATTCAAGTATATAATCATCGTATATCTTGAACAGGTCAATCATTCTTGCTCGGTTCCCATAGTAGCAAGGGGCATACCGTTTCAATATTAGCCGGCTTTACCCGTTTAATACCCTTTGCCCTAGCGTTGTCTATCATATCTTCTACAGCGCTTTTCGCCCACTCGTCAATATAATGCAAGGCTAACAGGTTTACCTGTACCCCTTGCTTATTGAACATTTTTTTAACTGCACTTTTGTTTAATACCATTATGTTTCTCCAAATAAATCAATCCAATATACCGCTATTTCTAAGCATATTCAATTAGAAAGTTTCTTTTCTTCTTTATCAGACCACTTATCAAGCTCATCTAATTCGTCTTTAATAAAATCTGAGATGATACTCATAGCTTTATATAACCCCGCTATATACATTGTATTCTCTGCATACATCGTGTTTTTCTTTTCACGCGAGTTCTTCTTATTCTGCTCACGCACATCTTGAATCTCATTACGCATCTTTTTCAGTATCTGTTCCAACTCTGCTAACACTTATTACTCCTTTCTTATTCATTACATTATCTTTCCTATTAATACTCCAATTAACATGGCAATAATAATCTCTTTATGTTTCTTTATCTCATAAATCAATGTTACTATTAAATCCATCATCACTTCTTTTAACTCACTCATGGCTTTTTTGTTCCCGTCTTTCTTTAATTAATGCTCCTAATAGTAAACAATAGTTGCGTATATCTCTCAATCTACCTTCAATCGGTTCATCTGATGCTTCAACCCCATCTAAAACAAAGTTCCTTACGCTGTCCATATGCTTCAATAAATAGACGGTGGCAATGAACTCCGGCTCGCTCTTTAATCGCTCCGCTATGGACTTAAAGTTCTTCAGTTTATCTGTATCCGATACGGTGTACTCCTTACCTTTTACCCGCATCAACTCCATCTCTATTTTAAATTCTTCTTCAGACCATTTAAAAAAGTCTTTTACTTTCATAGTGTATGCCTCCTTAATATTCCAAATAAAATAATAATCTCTGAATCTTTCAGTTTGTTTAACAGTTTCTTTTGTAATTTTAATTTCATTAATTCTTTTACCATAATTTCTCTATCACGCTTGTCCATTGTAAATCCTAACTACGACCATTATTGTCGCATATAAAAAGGGGGAGGATAAACCTAAACAAATCCTCCCCCCAAGGGGAAATAAGAGTAAAAGGAAACGGGGTAGAAAAAAACAAAAAATACCCCTAAAACCCTTATATCCCACGTATGACATAAATAACTTAATCTTTTTTGCCGTTCTTTTTGATGAACCTGTTAGTAAATAACAAAGTCCATTGATAATCTACTGCTAAATCTAATAAAGTTTTTAGTAAACTTTTCATGCCTTGTAATTGTTTACATAATTTGTAGCAAAGCGTAGCAAATGACTTCTTAGGTTACTAGCCACCGCATTGGCAATATCAATCATTTCTCCATAAACATATTCCTCTGGTGCTTTGGTTATCAGCCAATGAGATTGCTCTGCTATCGCCATTAAATCTTTTGGCTTAGTAGGTATGACATCATCTATGATATACTCTATACCTTTATCCTTATAGCGGAACATCTTCAAAGAAGATATACTTTTTCTTATCCTACCTTCCACTAATCCTTCTAAATATTTTACACTATTCTTTTTCATAATTACTCCTTTTAAATTCTATGAGCCTCTGTGTTTGTTTTTGTATTAGGGTGCACATCCCGTTACTAGCTCGGTTCACTCCGAGATTCCAATCTCTCCGCAAGATGTTTGGAACACTAGAGGCTCAAATTGAGGGGGCTTGGCGTAGACGTTACTTCGCTGTCCGTCTGAACCAAGGAGAGAGCATGATTTACGGAACAACCAAACCCCCCTATCGAAAGCACGTACAGGGTTCTCTACACCCCTGACTTGTAGTCTAGTGCCATGTCCGATAAACGGCATCACAGCGTAGCTACTATCCTTTATTTTCAGTAGAGGTGCTTTCAACTTTAATTCTTTTTGTTTCATATTATCTTTAACGAATTACTCGTTAGAAAGTTCCTGACTTTCTTTTATTTGTTCCATCACCTCGACATTCTCGCCGTGGGATTTTGTATGATAGTGCACACCCTCTATATAATTATCCATCGCTTCTTGCTCTGAGTCTGCCTTTACCTCCCAAAACTGAGTATCGTTAATATTTACTTTAACTTTATATGTATTCATATTTATTTCCTTTTTACATTCTTCAAAGTAATGGTGTCGCAATCTTTAGACATCTCATAGTGCATCTCACAACATTCAAAATCAATCATAGGCATATACCGTCCTCCATCTTTACTTGTTTGATACACGTCCACAATGTACTTAGTTTCATTCTTACAGCTATCCGGATTTGACTCATCTGTTAATACGCAATTTGTATTTCTCATTTTATTTTCCTTTCTTTATGGGGACGGGTTGCCCCGCCCCCGTTGTTATTTATTTATTTGTTTGTCTAAATGAATTAATTCTCTCTACTTCATTCCAATAGTTTTTATACTCTTGAGTATCCTCTGATGGCATAATGTCGCCGTCAGGGCTTTTTCGTCTATCCCAAAATTTCTCTTCTTGTTCCATCTTATACTCACGCATATCTGTCTCATCCATTTTCCACCATAACTCACTTATAGTACGTCTAATCATATCAACCGCTCTTTGTGGGCAATCACTACTGACTCTAGTCCTAGATATTCCACAGAATAAATCTGTCTTATATCCAAACTCATCTAATATATTCATTAGAAAAGTTTCTGGAAAATCGCTGTGATTGTGTTGGTCAATTACGGTTTCGAGTGGTTTATTTTTATTTTTCATAGTTACTTCCTTTTTGTTAGTTACTAATTCAAGCGCCGTGCTTGTACCCTTTATACGCAGGGGGTTTCAAAAAGTTCCCAATTATTTTTTTTATGAGGGTAAATCTTGATACTCCAAACCAACTCCTTGTACCTCTGATTCAGCGTGTTCCATCACTTCATCCTGTTGGTCGTGAGGTAATTTATCCCAATGTTTATTATACATCTCCAATGCTATCTCGTCTGCCCTGTCCATTATTTCTGCTTTAATATCTTTCATTTTAATTCCTCTCTTTATTATTCTGTTCTTGTTCAGCTACTATACAATCTGTGGTATGGTGTATACACATTCCACTATGGTCTACTTGTGTAATTCCACAGCCTTCGCACAATGCAGATATATATAGCCCTTCTTTTGTATCTTTTTCATTAGACAAATCTTTAAAGTCATTAATAGCGCCATCTCCAAAATGGTATTCAGT